ATGACTATCCAGGCAGAGACACTCGTACAACTGACCGAAGCGCTTCGAGAGCGCGGCATGAAGATGGTCTCAGACGTCCATTTCACTCGTGCGCCTTACCGCTACAACCACCGCTGGATCTGCATCGTCGAGTGAACATGCTAGTTGCCGGCGCCTGGATCGAAAGGTCCAGCGCCGGCGCCGTTTGGCTTCAATTATTCGAAGACGTTCCGCTCAAACCCAGATCACTGTCTCAGTGTTGATCTCGGCCACGTCCGTAGAATCAACCTGCCGCTGGCGATGCAGATCGTCGCGCATTTTTGCAAAGTCGATGTTCTTGTTCCCAAGCTCTTTCAGGACCAAGCCTGAAATTCTGTAAATGCCGCAGTCCGCACATTCGATAAGTTCGCCGCCGTGAGCTTCTTCCGTTGCCCGCACCTCAAGCCCGCATAGATAACATTTCATGGCCGATCTCCTGTTTGCTGGTGCTCAAGAGATCGTCTTGTTGAGAAGGAAGTTTCAACTGAACGCGTCTTGTCCGGCGATTGTGTTCCCGCTGTTATTCCAAGGACGACGGCAATAAATAAACCCGGCGCAATGGCCGGGTTTTCTGAACGTTTGAGTTCATGACCCCTACTTCGCGCCGCCATTGTCGCGGCCCGTCTGGGCATCTTGATCGGAGCCAGGATTACCGGGCGGCGGATTCCAGTTTTCTGGTCGTTCGTCCGTACCCTGCTTTGGCTCAGACTCAGCTTGCTCCAGACCGGAATCATGCCCCTCGCCAGAGTCAGGGGTTTGCTCGCCCGGGCCCGGATATGGCGCTTCTGGGCCGTTGTTGTCGTCGATCATCATTTTCTCCTGTCAGTGGCGCAGGGGGCTGCGCTTACTAGTGAGAGAAGATGCGCATACTCGGAGTGCGATCCGCTCGACGAGCGGACATAAAAAAGCCCCGCTCTACGACGGGGCTCAACTATCCGATAAATCACTTATTCCGTTGCAGCCAACCTATCAACATGAAAGCCAAGCCAGGTATCAATAGCCCCGGCGCGATATATGCAAAGGTTCCGCTGACAAGAAGACCATTGAGGCCGAAAACCAAGCCGCATATTGCAAGTGGCAGCCCAACAACAAACATCGGCTGTTTGAACGCCTTGTCCATGACTCGACTCCTTTCAAGAATTTGGTATTAAACATGGCTGCGCGTGCATGGCGGAAAAGGATGCCTTGATCGATGCGTTTTCTACCGACCTTCTGGCAGTCGGGCAGCCATCCTGGAGTTGAAGGTCTGATCGGAATCCAGAAGTCGCGCAAATCTTACGCCCATGAAAAAAGCCAATGCTTTGAACATTGGCCTAAGTCATTGAAAAATATGGTCGGGACGGAGTGATTCGAACACTCGACCCCTAGCACCCCATGCTTGCAGGAGTGCGAAAAGGCTATACGGAACAGTCCTTTGGAACGGCGCCCACTGCAATCGATGCCTAACCGTGACCAACCGTATTTCACGAATCCCCGCAAAAGTCCCTACAGGCTTTCGAGAAGAAAGTCCCTGCGCCACGGCGTCCTGCCGAAAATAACCAAACCAAACACCTACAGCTCGTCGCATCACCCTCGCCCGCTCGCATCGCCTCGATTACTGTATATGCAAACAGTATTCAGTAAGGCGCCACCGTGGACCCCCTCTATATAGAAGAAACCGACGATTGGCTCGGCAACCCGACCCCGCTCGAAACCTGCCGACACCAGCTCAGGATGTACGAGAACGAATTCGAAGCGCTCACTCTCAAGCTCGATCGAGCGCTGGCGAATATCGAAGGCCTGGTCAGAGACAATGATGCGCTCAGGCAGGAGATGGATTCTCTCAAGGCCAAGCTTCAGCACGCCGAAGGGGCTTTGCTGAGCGAGAGGCGAAGATTCGCCGACGTCGAGCACAACAGAAACCATCTGTTCAATGAAACCCAGCGCCTGCTCAGGGAGCTTCGCGATAGCGAGGAGGAAGAGTGAGCCAGATTCAGGCTACGGCACGTCCTTGAAGAAGATGTGGTGACCGAGCTTGAGTGTCTGTTTGGCCTTCGCCGCCCAGGCCGGGGCCTTGATGCTGGTGGCGTAGTAGTGGGTGGCGCCGCCGGTAGGGTCCGGCACCTTTCCGTCGATCACCTGGTCAGCGGCGACCCGGCACTGCGCCAGTTCGCGGAACGGGATCTGCTTCACGCCGATCAGGAACTGATAGTTCGGGTCCGTCTTGTTCCAGCAGCTGAACTGCCATGGCTTTTGGCAGACGCCGGCGTAACCCTCTCCCCACCACGACTTTTCCTTGCCATCGAACACGCGGTTGCGGATCGTCCAGGCCACGGCGACCTGGCCGGCAGTGCCTTCGCCTCGCGCCTCACCCCACAACGTGCGCGCGAGGATGTCTCGGTCTTTATCGGTTACAGGCATCACTTTTCTCCAGGCAAAAAAATACCCGCTCGATGGCGGGGCTCTATTGGGCTTGCTGCTTCAGGCTTGATCGGCTGAGCGGCTCATGGGTGAGGCTTCGATTTTCGGGATAGGTGGTTCAACTGGCCATACCGGCGAAGCGTGCCAGGTTGGCTGCGCTGTCACTTTGCCAAGGGCGTACTTGTAGGACTTCCATGCTTTGAGAGTAACGATCAAGGCCGCCTGCTCTGCCTCATCTTCTGGCGTTGCCTCTCCTGCTTCGATGCCATAACCGATCGTGTCGATACGATCCTGAATTCGCGCAATCTGGATCACCGCCGTCGAGTTCTTCGCGGCGAGCAACGTCTTCATTGCTTGAAGGTGTGCTGCTACCTCTGCTTCAGCCTTCATCGAAGCCGTGACGAGCTGCGACCAGTCGATAACGCCCGATCCTTCCACGGTATTGGGCGATGGCGGTTGCTCTTCGATGGGCGGATCGCTCGGCAAGGGCTTTGGCAGGACGACAAGTCCGTCCGGAACGTCTTGTAGCGGCACCGGGAAAGCCTGCTCCTGGCTGTAATTCCATGGATTCGGAAAAAGCAGCGTTACCGATAGGTCGCCACCAGCCCGAAACACATCGCCGGAAAACCACATGGAATCGATGGCGGCCAGAGGCAACGTGTCCCCTTCCCCAACTTGGGAAAAATCGAACGACTCACCGTTTACCACGAGCCGGTCGCCAGCCTTTGTAACCGCGAGAGTGTCGTCACGGCGTTGCGGTGAAAGATAAATAATCATCAGAACCACCTCCCCACAGCAATGATGTTGATCAACGCACCCTGCGTGGTCGAGGCCGCTGCCGCCGCGTAATAACTGCCCCATGCCGTCGCAGTTGGCTCAGACGCATTCATCGCCCACAACGCCCATTGGTAGCCGGAGACGCAGGCCATCGCGCTAACTGTTGGGATCGAGATGAATGCCATAGGATAGCTTCCTGAGCCCACCGAATTGCTCAGGAAAATCGAGCCGCTGGCGGCATTCACCGATGTCGTTCCCACGCGCTTCCAGCAAACCTGCGTGCCGTCGGCGTAACGGATGTATTCGCCGCTCGCGTTGTTGCCTCGCTCGATGATTGCGCCAGTTGGCGCACCTGAGGCCTGGGCTACTGTGCCAAGAATGTTGTTATTACTGTAACGCCTGCGCCACGGCCCCCATGCTCCGCCGTTGCCGTATTGGTCACGGTGCCAAGTGTTGGTGGTCACTCCTGTGGCGCCGGTAATCTCATAAAGCTCCTGATGCGTACCTTGATTACCGGTAGCCCCTTGGGTAATCAAGACCCCATACGAAACTCCGGATGGCTTGGTACCTCCGGTAGCTGGACCGATGAAACAAGATCCGAATGGAACTGTTGCGCGGTCATCAATGTTGCCCACAAAGCTGGGAGCCTCACCGAGCAGCCCCCCGGCACCAGCCAGCAGCACCCGCCCGGATGTTGCATCAAGTGGGGATGTCTGCGCGGCACGTGTCGATGAAGAGCCAAGACCCAATCCGTCCCTCGCTTCTGCTTGGGTCGTTCCGCTCGTCCCGCCTTTTGAAACCGGCAGAATGTCGTAGTTGCCAGTGGTGCCGAGCGCCGCCAGCGTTTCGCCATAGTCATTGAGGATCTCGCGAACCTTGTCGGAAAGATCCTTCTGATAACCCTGCACCGGCATGATGGCGTAGAAGCCGCCTGCCGCTGTCGGACCCTCGTAGTTCGGCGAGATCGACAATGCAGTATTGCTGGCAATGTTGGTCACCTCGTACCAGCGACCGTCCGGGCCGCGAAAGCCGTCGCCGACCCGGCTGTTGGCAATGAACGCAGTGCCAGCACCGATGACCGCATTGGAATTTTGGGCGACAGAGACCGTCCCCGTCTTGTACCAGCTCATTGTGTATCTCCAAAAATGAAAGGGTCAGGCCAGCAACTTGGCGCAGAGGAATGGTCGGTGGCCCTGATTGGTCCAAGCGTTCGAGGCGAGGCTGTACATCAGGATTCGGCCGTTGGCGTAGTCGACGCCGAGTGCGCATGCACCACCCGACGAGTTGTTATGGCAGGTCATGGTGAATGGATTGATGGAAACGTATTCACCGACACCAAGCGCCTTGGTGATACCCCAGATGTAGCGCTGTCCTACGCTGAGCTGCTCCGCGCCGAGATACGTCCAGTTGCCAGCGGCGAATGTCACCACCACCGCCGGCGCGCCACTGTCATAGCAAAGAACGCCGCTCGGATCCCACAGCCGCAGTCCGTAAGCTGCCGTGCCCATCGAAGCCCATGCCGCGACAAAATACTGGCCGCTCAGCGACTCGTTGACCTTCGAGGCGTTCATCGAAAAGCCTGTCCAGTTACCTGGCCCGCCAGTGAACCAGACCGAATACGGCACCTGGATCAAACCCGTCTGATCCGGGCGGATGAACACCAGCGGCGGGTCTTGGCTCGTCACCGCCCTCGGGAATGTAGCCGTTGCGGTGGCAACCCCCGAATAAGATCCTCGCGTCAGCATGCAAAGCCGTGGCGCCTCCGAATCGATCTGAACGAAAGCGTTATCGTTGATACTCTGAAATCCGAAACTCATGTCGCGAACCTTATGGCATAGGCCTTGGAGACGATCCGCGACTGTAGTGTCGAAGCGCTGGATGATGGGTTTTTCGGCTGCACGACGACCTGACCCACTGCCGTAGTCACGAATGGGTAAGACCGGATGTTGCCCGACGAGTCATTCTCCGAAGGCTGCACGTCCCGTGCCCTCGTCGGGATGATCATGAACACGCAATTCGCTGGATTGAAACCGGGGATATTCAGCGTGTAGCTGGGTACCGCCCCGCTGAAATCAATCACGCCCTGCCAGATCACTTGGTAGGTGAAGCTGTTGGTGTCCATAGCAAGCTGACCGCTCTCGTTAAAGACACGCAGTCCAAATAGCGCCATTGATTACCCCAGATAGCCGAGACGAACACGCAGCACATTGTTGGCGTCGTAGACCGAGACGTTCAGTGAGTTGATCACCAGACGCCCCTGCCCCGGAACGATGCCGTTTATTTCAAGCGTGCCGTCTTTGTTCAGGATCCAGCCTTGCTGGCCGGCGATGTAGTTGGTGGAGCTGATGTAGTTGCCGATCTTCGCGTTGGTGATCGAGCCATCCATGATGAACGCCGAGTTCATGAACACCTGCCCGCCCTGCACTGCAAACGGAACCGAGATGGCGCCGCCTGCAATGGTGTTGACGACGGCGAACCGGTCGGCGCTCACCAGAAACTGGCTTTGCAGCCCGGCGCCGGTGTTCTCGATGCCGAGGCCGATGCCGGCTGCGACGTACTGCCCATTCGCCGTGACCTGCATCTTCACCGACCACATCGTGCTCAGCTTGCCGGCCGTGTCCGCGTAGGCTGCTGACGTCTGCTGAATGGCCGCCGAGTTTTGGCCGACAGAGACATTCAACTGATCGATCTTCGTCGCGGTCGCCGATTCGTTCGTGGCCACCACCTCTTCAAGCTCGGTGATGTTTGCGGCGTTCTCTCCGATTTTCGCGTCGAAGGTCGTCACGCGCCTTGCCATTGCCTCGTTCTCGGAGGCTCGAACCTTCGATTCGGACGCAAGCGAAGCGGTGCTGGTGTGGCTTTTGATCGCGTCCGCGAGATCGCCAGCGCCGTCATCGTCTCGATAGGAGGCGCGAAGGGCTTCGAAGGCAGTGGCTTGAGCCGTTACCTCACCGTCGAGCTCGATGATCTCGGCGGTGTTGGTCGCCACCTGCTGGGCCAGGCCATTCGCCGTTTCCACCGTCTGCCCAACATCGAGCCAGTAGAGCGGGTTTGGCGGTGGCATGTTGAGCGGTACCGGGCCGGTGGCCTGATAGATACGCTTGCCCTGCACCACCAGGTCGTACTCCTCGTAGGTGGCTTCAGGATCGTAGCCTTTCAGCCCGTCGAGCGCATCGATCTGCTCTTGAAGCCCCGGGATCTTGTCGATCTCGTCGAGGATGTCTTGCCCCAGCTCGGTTCGGCCGATCTCGCCCGCGATCATTTCGAGAATGGCTGCTGCGTCGGAACTGGATTGCCCCTGCACGCCAAGCCCGATCGGATACCACGGACCGATGTTGCCGATCTTGTCTACGATGCGCCCCCAGAAATAGAAGGTCACACCGGCGCGCAGGCCGAGCATGGAGAAATCGCTCTGCGGATAAGCCAGGTCTGTCAGCTTGGTCGCAGCTTCCAGCTCAGTCGTCGGCCCGTACCAGATCTCCGTGCGCTGGCTGTCCTCGGACCCAGCAGGGAATCCCCACTTGAGGTAAATGCCGAACAGCAGCGGCGTGGCAGTCAGGAACGCCAGCGCCGGCGGCAGCCCTTGCTTACCGCTGAGGTTGGTCAGGATCGAGTTGCGCCACGGCGACGTGATGTCGAAGGCGCTCACTGCGCGGACGCGAGCCACGTAGGCCCCGGCATAGATGCCGACCACGTCCACGTTGGTCATCCCGGTGCGCTGCAGCTTGATCCAGTTGCCGCTGTCCTTGCGCCACTCAACGTCATAGCCGACCGCGCCATCCACGGCAGGCCAACTGATGGTCATGGTGGCCACGGCCAAACCCTGCACAACCGATGAAGTCGACGACAGCGTGACGCTCGCCGGCGCCGGAACGACGGTGATCGGGATTACGCTGATCGGGCGTTCTTCCAAGCGTGCGCCGGTGTCGATGAAAGCAAACTTGCTCGGCTCGAACTGGAGCGCGCTGATTTCGTAATCGCCCTCGGTGGTGCGCTTGGTGCGCAGCACGCGATACAGCGGGATTGCCAGATCGTCCGCGTCGAGCGCCCATTGCAACTGCGCCACCGGAGACTCGCTGTAGGCGACCGTGACTGTCACCGCGCGCCCGTTCACGCTCTGCACGGTGCGACCTTCGGCGCGGCCGCCCGGGAGGTTGATGATCAGCCGGTCGCCGGCCTTGGCCTGGGTGTCGCGATCGAGCGTGATCACCCGCCCCGCCACCACTGAGATCCGGCCGCCCACTTCACGGCCCGCCAGCAGCGAATCCGCCACTGGGATGATGTGCCCGGGCAGCGGGATAACGCCCTCCATGCCGGTCTTGAACGACACGGTGCGGTCTTGGTTGTTGCTGAGGATCGCCCATTTGCCACGGCGCTGAGCCTCGGAGGCACGCGTGCAGCCAATGGCACTCAGCTCGGTCGGGCGGTCGCCGTAGCGGCGCTGCAGATCCAGATCGGCGAACGGAATGACGTCGGTATCGTAGTTGTTCGCCGGATTGTCGTAGCTGACCAGCGCCCGGGTGTAACGCGTCTTCGCCGAGGCGCTGCCATAGGAGAACTTTCCGTCGATGACGTTCGACCGGGTGAACACGTAGTCGAAGTCCTGCGCGCGCGGCATGTCCGCCTGCATCACCAGCTGTCCCTGCGCCCAGTACGTCATGCCCCGGTAAATCGCCGAGATATCGCGCAGCAGCGACCATGCATCAGCCTTGCCCTGCAGGTTCATGTCGCAAAGGAAGCGTGGCTCCTGACCGCCGAGCCCGTTCGGCACCAACTGGTCGCAGTATTGGGCGATGCGGTAAAGCTCCCACTTGTCGACCATGAACGGCTTGATGCGCTTGCCCAGGCCGAAGCGGTCTTCGGTGCAGATGCCGTAGGTGATCCACGCCGGGTTATTGGTCCAGGCTGATTTCATCGAGCCATCCCACGTCCCGGTATAGGTGCGCAGGATTGGGTCGTAGTTGCTCGGAACCATCCAGCGGCGGGCCTTGCACTTCACGGTGACGGCCGGGATGTTGGTGAACTGCTCGGCGTCAAATTCGACGTAGAGCAGCGCGGTGTTCGGGTAGCGCAGCTTGGCGTCGATCACCTCTGTGTAACCGGCCACCAGCATGGTGTCGGCGATCTTGTTGGTGTTCTGGTTCGGCGTCAGGCGGCGCACGCGGATCTGCCAGCCAGTGGTGGCGTCCGGCAAATCGATGCGGCGCGAGCGCTCGTAGCGCGTGGTGGTCTTGCCGTCGACTGCGTCCACCAGCACCTGCTGATAGGCGCCGCCATCGGTGGCCACGTCGATTGCGTACTCGATGCGGTAACCGCCGACATTGCCCTGGTCATCGGAGCGTTGCAGCGCCGGCCACGCCAAGCGCATGCGTACTGCGGAAAGCTGGGTGTTGGTGATCGAGCGCACCCACGGCGAATCGCTGCGCAGTTCAATGTTCAACGACGTCTCGTTCTCCACGGACGGAATGCCGGGAATATACGTCTGATCCACCGACCCCGGGCGCCAGTCCCACTTCACGTTCGGGAAGTTGTAGTTGCCGCTGGCATCGCGGATCGGCGTGTTATCGAGGTAGATGTCGTAATCGGTCGGGACGCTGTCGAATTCACCCTCGCCCACGGCGATCAGCAGCTTGGCCAGGTTGGTCGAGCGCAGACTGTCGCTGGCTTCGGTCGGCGACTTCGGCTTGCTGCTGCCGCCCTTCTCGCCGTGGATGTCGATCTTTGCTGGTGCGCCCATGCTTTCCTCCAGGCATAAAAAAACCGCCTCGCGGGCGGTGTGGGTGTCCATACAGCGTGGATGAAATGCCAGTAGCGACCACGTGCTTCGGGGTAGTAATTTTCTGACCTTTCACAAACAAGGAGCGGCCATGTCAATCAGAAGCCTCGCAGTAAACCTCCCGAAAGACCCGGACAACGCAGACTGCGTGCTTGGTTGGGGTGTCGTGCAAAGCTCGCCATGGCGGTTCGTCGACATCTACGCATCAAAAGAGGCTGCTGAAGCCGAGGCCAAATCTCGTGGGCCTAGGTATCACGTCGAATACGGATCTCATCGGCTTGGTTCAGATGATTTTATAGGTGGGCTGGAGCAGCCGCTGTCGGCTCACTCATGCTAAAACCCATACGGCAGCTGCCAGAGGTCAGAGCGGCGGTAAGGCCTGGCTTGCCGCGATACTTTCGCGTGTAGCCGCTTGGCGATGTGCATTTGCCGAAGAAGCGCTCGTGATGAATCTCGCGCCCGTTATCCAGGACGGCCACCACCGCTTCGTCGCCACAAACCACTCCACCTTCAAGTCGATGCAGGTCGTGGATGGTGATGCTGTAGGTCACTTTGGTCATGCCTTGTCCTCCGCCAGGATCGAGGCCGAGATGATCATGCCGCCCCACCGGCGTTCACCAATGCAGATCGGTACCGGGTTGCCGCTGGCCGTGGTGTTCTTGGCGCTGCCAAAGGCGTAGGACGGTGAGTTTTCGGGGGATGCGCTTTGCTTCAGGCCAGACGCTTGGGGGCTGAGCATTTGAATGACGCCTCCGGCAACGAGTGCGATGCCCACCGGGGCCAAAGCCTGAAACCCCGGAATGAACGATGCAGCAATCAGGACTGCGCCGATGATCGTTTGAAGCAGGCCAGCTCGCTTGCTGCCGCCAACCACCGGCACGATGCGGATTTCCTGAGCGCCGCCCAGCGCGAAATCCTTCTCAGGTACGTTCTTTCTGTTCCGGAAAATGGCGAAGCGCAGACCGCGCCGTTCCAAGTCTTTGATCGCTGCGTCGAACCCCTCCAGCGTGCACTTCAGCGCCTTGAACGCCTCCCCTACGGAACGACTACCCAGTTCGCGGTAGTGAACTCGGCCGAACAGTTTAATCAGCGGACCCGATAGAAGAATGGTCGTCATCATCGAGCGGCAAGTAGCAGTTGCTGTCACGGCTTTCTCCAAGCGTAAAAAAACCGCCTTTCGGCGGCTGTTTTTTGGGTGTTTAAAGGCAATCTTTTATCGCCTGCTTCATGTCTCCTCGGCCGTAGCCCGGCGACCACGCCATGCGCTGATACAGCGTGACGGTACTGCCCTTCGGTGCTTTGCGTATATCCAGCAGCTCGTCGGTCATGTTGTTGCTCGCGACCAGCAATCTGTATCCGCTTTCTGTCTCGGACATTGAGGCATCGCTTCTGGCGTCCTGCCATTTCGGAAATACACAAAGCGCGTAGCGCTTCGGGTCTTTCGCTGTGGCTGCCTTGAAGCTTGGATCATTTTTTTGCAGGTCGCCCGGTGACACGCATCCAGCAAGCAGGGCAAGTGCCAATGCCCCTACGATAATTCTCATGGCTCACTCCTTAGGAAGATTGGCCAAGATATCACCGCGCGCCCTTGTGACGCAGCACCAGTCGCGTGCGGTCGAGCCACGGGCCACCGAAGACAATGACCTCAGATGGTCTGCCGTACAGGTGGTGCAGCAGGAACGGGCCGGGGCCGAACGTGGCCGCATCCTCACCAGGCAACGACGGATCACTGCCGAGGAATATGCCGGCGTGGTTCGGGTAAACGGTGCGCCCCACTTCCATCACGATCATGTCGCCCCGCTGCGGCTGGTCGACGCGATAGAATCCGGCGGCCTCGTAGTTTGCTTCGTACAGGCTGGTGTTTTCCTTGCTCTCCCACCAGCCATCGGCGCGCTTGAAGGATTCGAACTCGATCCCCCACTCGCGCTTGTACCAATCGGCGCAGACCTGCCAGCAGTCCCAGGCACCGTGTACGAATGGCCGCTTCAGCAGCGGCACTTCGCCGGTGGGAACGATTGTGCGCAGATCCCCTTCTGGCCAGCTCAAGATGTGCCAAGGCATCCCCGTCGCTTCGCACATGGCGAGGTCGCGCGGTGACGGCCTGCTGGTTGCGTCCGGATGTGAATGGACCACGCCGATCACTTCGCCAATATCCTCGGATGCCGCGTACTGCTCGGGATCGATCCGGAACTCTTCGTTCGGCTCAGTCGAAACGTTGATGCAAGGAAAGTATTGCTGCTTGCGCCCGATCGCCAGCAGCAGCCCGCAGCTCTCTTTCGGGTACTCGGCCGCCGCGTGCGCCTGGATCGCATTCAAGATGTGCTTTCGCATGTCAGCTCCGTGCGATCAGGGAAACGGCTGGGAAGCCACCGAACGGCAGCGGGTTTCCTTCGCCGAAGCGCGGGATGCAGCCCTTGCCCAGCGTGGCGTCGCATTGGTCGAGTTCAGGGTTGTCAGTGACGACGCCGTCCTTCGTGACGTACGGTCCGGTGTAGCCACAGTTCGGCCCGCGATATCCGCCGGTGAGGCACCAATGGCAAAGAGTCGTGGCCTGCCGCCCGATCGACTCATTGCCCACGTCACCCGGGCTGGCCAACTCCCAACTGACGTTCTCCCCGTCCTCGTTCGTTTTCTGGTCGATGTACCAGACCTCGATCGTCTCCTGAGTTGGGTCGGCCGTTGGATTGCCGGCCGGAAAGTTAACGGCATCGAGATAGCTGCCGAGCGTGTGCCGCATCGTCAGCTTGAACTCGAGCAAGTCCTCGAACGCCAGACAGAGCGCCGTGATGCGCCCGTTGACGTTGCCCACCGACAATGTCGGCCGAACTGCCGTGCCGTCGCCGTTCGCCTCGATGCCGTCGATCTGCATCGGCCAGGCGCTGTACTCGTTGCCCTGCCAGTAGATGGCCTTCGCTGGCAGTTGGTCGGCATCAGCGCCGGCGGCAATCAACTCTGCCGGAGTGTGCGGTATCGCGTGCCCGTGGAAGCGCAGAACGTCCGCGCCATAGTCCGTGCCGTCCAATTCAAAGAGCAGCACTTCGCTGCCAGGTTCAAGCACCTGGATGTCACTGATCAGCGGCATGCTTGCCCCTTATGGATGAAACGCCCGCTCAAACGTGGCGGTGAGTTTGAAAACGCCGCCACCCACCGGAGTGGGCACGGGGTTCTTGCAGGTGAACAGGCCAAGCTGGCCCAGGGGCGTCGTCCACCGGAAGGCTTTCGCGCCGGCGTGCCGATCAAGGAACGCCATGATCTCCAGCACCTTGGCCTGAGGGCCGCTGTAGGTGATCGGATACGCGTCTTCCTTGTTGTTCGGGCCGTCGCCAACTTCCTGTTTGTAGCCGCCGCCAAACTGCGAGGTGCGCACCCGATACAAGATCTCGGGCGCGTCACCGTGCTGGGTTGGCCAGTTGAATGTCTCGATGGCCATCAGCCCCTCCCGTTCGTAAGTTTCCAGATTGAGCCGCCGGGCTGCAGCGCTCGGGCGATCGCGGTTTCAGCCTCGACTTTCGCCGCCTGCTGAATGCCCTTGCCAAGCTGCGAGGTGTCTTCCGTGCTGGCCGTGCCGCCATTGCCCTGGGTTTGCACCGACACCGCAACGGGGAAGTTGTAGACGTTGCCGCCACCACTTCCACCACCACTGATTGCGCGGACACCCAACTGCCCGCCGGCCGTGCGGGTCAGCGGCATGATCGCCTCTGGCCCTGCCTCGCCCATGACGCCAGTCTGCCCGCCTGCCATCCCGAACGCTGTCGGCTTGCTCACCACGGAGTTGGTGAACGCAGCGCCATTGGCGAACATCTGCACGCCGCTGGCCCAGGCCCCGCCGTCAGCCTGAAAATAGGCGGACGAGTAACCAGCCTGCGAGGCCCCGAGGTTGGATGAAGTTGCGCCAGCAGATCCTGCCGCCAATCCATTGCCTCCACCGCCTCCGGTGAAGTAGCTGGTTGCGGCGCCGACCAAACTGCTCAGTAGCGCCGAACTGGCCTGACGGGTCGCGATCCGCGCCATATCCGCCAAGATGGACTTGGTGAAGTCAGCAAACGACAGCTTCCCGGTCATGGCGAAGCTGACGACTGCGTCCTCCATCGAGCTGAAGGCATTGCTGAACAGGTCGCGAGTCTGGCCGGCGATGTTGCGCGCGCTCTCCAGATAGTTGCTGAACGCCGAGGTTGCCCCGTTGCGCCAATCGCTTTGCGCGGCCGACATCTGCTCGTAGTTGCTGAGCACTGTTTCGCTCAGGTCCGTCTCGCTTCTGTTGATCGCGTCGAGCTTGGCCTGGTACTCCTCGGCGCTCATGTTGCGCGCCTTGTCGGCCCGGTCACGCGCCAGATCCAGACGCTGCTGGTTGGCTCGATCGGCAATGCCGTTAAGTTCGCCATTGATGGCGTTCTCCCGGTCTCCACGGCCAACACCGTCGGCTGCACGGCCGCCAGCGCGCCGCAGGGCGACGTTCTGCTGGTCGAGGGCATCGGTGTAGACCTTGATCGCCTGCGCCTGCTTGGCGAGCCGGCCCTGCTCGTTCGTCGCGATGACTTCGAGCTCACTGTCGGCTTCCTTCTGAGCCTTGACCATGCTGGCCCTGGCATCAGCGATCTTTTGGTCGAGCTGAATACGTTGCGCGGCCGAGGTGCTGGCCTTGCCTTTCGCAGCCTCCAGCGAGCTGATCTCAGCCTGATACGCGGCGGTTACTTCGTCGCGCTCATTGCCGATCAGCGCCTGGCGCTTGAGCAGGTAATCTTCCTGCGTGACCAGCCCTGCCTTCTGCGCGGCTTCCAGTTCCTTCTGGGCGTTTTTGTATTCGCCGAGAATCAGCGACAGCTGGTTTTTCGAGTCGTTGAACTCGGTCAGATTGACCGCCGAGGTCGCTGCTTTCGGATCCTTGTTCTTGTCCTTGATGTTCTGGATCGTCTTCGAGACAACCGCTTCCTGCACCAGCGGATCGTTCGGGTTCGTCTTGCGCAGCGCTTCGACGTCTCGCTTGTACTCCTTGATCAGCTTGTTGCGCTTCTCCTCGTTGGTGAGGTTGGAATCGCTGATTGCTTTGAGTCGCAAGCTTGCGTCGATACCGTCGCGCTCGGTTTTCGCCCGGTCAGCGTCAGCCTTGGCGCCGGCGGTGATTTCCTCTTTGCGCTTTTGCAGCAAGACGATCTGCTGCTCAAGGAACTTGGTGGACTGGCTATTGGCGCCCAGTTCGTCGCCGAAAAACGACGAGAGGAAGCCGCCGGACTTACGCCCATCAAGGATTTTCTGGTAGTTGGCGATCTGCGAATCGATCGACTGGGTGCGGCCAACATCCAGAGTCGCGTCGAGCGCACCGGCCGCAGCAGCTTTGATCTTTTGCCAAGCGCCCTCGATGAGGCCGAGATTCGCCGTCACTTCGCCGGTTCGGTTTTTGATCGTGTCGGCATAGGTGTCGGTGAGCAGCTTCGCCGCCCCGATGGTGTCGCCCTGCTCTTTCAGCGCCACGATCTGCGAATAGACCGAGGCAGTGAGGAAGTTGTACTGGTCGTTCAACTCCTTCGCCGCGGCGACGGGGTCCTTGGCAATCTTCGCGAACTCGGCGATCGTTTCGTCGATGGCTTTGCCGGTGGCCTTCTCCATCTGCAGGGCGGCTTCGGTGATCTCTTCGAAGCTGCCACTGGCAATCTTGCCGTTGCCTGCCAGCTTGGCCAGCACCTCAGCAGCAGCACCAGTAGTGCCGACCGTTGCGCTTACCTGTTCAGCCATTGATGCCAGCTGAGTGGCGCTTGTGCCAGCGGAGTTGCCGGTGAATATGATTGCCTTGTTGTACTCGTCGGCCTCTTGGCTGCCTTTGTAATAGGCCAGTGTCAGCGCGCCAACAGCCGCCGCAGCGACAGTAAACGGGTTGATCAAGCCGAGGACGTAACCGCCCAGTGCTTTCGCAGCTGGAGCGATACCGCCGAACATGTCTTTGAGCTGTCCGCCCTGCTGGAGCAACACAGTAAGCGGGGCCTGGCCACCCTGCAGCGACACCGCGATATCAGTGAACTGCGCAGGCACGCCACGGAGTGCAGCGGCTGTCTGCTTGGCGGTGTTGCCAGTGCGGGTCAGGCTGTCATCAAAGCGGGACAGATTCGCCCGAGACTGGTCGATCTTCGACTGGTATTCGCTGAAGGTCGACGCATCAAGCGCGCCGAGTTTTTTCTGCTTCGCCAGCTTGTTCTCGAGTTCGTCGAGCCTGCCGAGCGCCTTAACTGTCGGGTCGATCTCGCCGAGCAGATCGCTCAGCTCGTCCTTCTGCTTCTTGATCGAAGCTGTTGCCTTGTCGGTGCCTTTGGAGACGCCCTCCGCCGCCTTCTCGGCCCGTGCACCTGCCGCCGTGAGCTTGTCGAGGTCGGAGCTCGCCTGCGCAGCATCGGTCGAATCGACCTTGATGCCGAGTTCAGCAATAGAAGTCATGCGGGCTCCGTTATTTCGATTCGCTCATCACGAGCATGGCTTCTGCTTCCATGACACGAATGTCGTGAAAGACTTCAGGGATTTCGCGCCGCTTCATGCCCAGCATCGAGGCCACCGGTAGCAGGGCGGCGTAGTCCAGACCGGTCGCCCCGGCCATGCCTACACGCCACTGCGTTGACATCGCCTCGAATAGCAGGAAGGCCGGCCAGTTGTCTGGCCAGACCTCGTACTCGACGGCGGGAATGTCCGCCAAGGTCAAACCGAATGCCGCCAGCGCAGCTTCTGATGGGCCTGGCTCATAGATGGCACGGGCGGCGCCGGTCAGTTTCCCAAGCGGGCCGGCTGGTAGGCAGTTTGGTACGCCTCCAGCACGGCCTGAGGCGCGCCGATGCAGGTGGTGACCAGCGCAGTCAGAGATTCGTCCGACAGCTTCTCGTCGAAAGCCCAGCTCGCAACGATGTCCTTGAGCTGACCAACTTGCAGCGCGATTTCGGCGCCAGTCGCTTCTTGCCAGCTCATGTCGTCTTCCTGCACCTTCTTCGCATGCTCGTCGCGCGCCGCATTCCACTTATCGAAGTGCGCGGCCAGGGCCAGCCGATCCATGTACTTGAATTCGAATTCAACACTGACCGGCTCAGCGCCAACGCGTGGAATCGCGACCTTTGCCTTGAAGGTTGGGTTCTGGGATATCTTGATCTTGGCCATGGGTTACACCGCCGCTGCGTAACGGGTTGGGCGGCCAGCGAGCGACAGAGTGATGACTCGGGTCATCAGGTTGTTGCGGCTGAGCGCCGGGGTCGACGTAATCGACACGTAGCAGTTGTAAACGATGCTGCTGCTGCCTGGCAGATTCAGGCGAAGCACACGGGTCTGCTTGTCTTCGTCAGCCGCTTCGACAATGGCCACGTAAGGCAGGTCAGGATCGTCGGCGACAGTGACCGCCATACTGATTGGGTTCTTGGTCGTTGGAAGCTGGCGATCATCATCATCTGCCAGAAACCCGAAGGTGAGGAACTGCTGATCGCCGCCGCTGGAGTTCAAGTCGGTGATCTGCGAGATCTCGGTAAAGCCGGTGACTTCGCGCACGGAGCCAGCACCGGAGCCCGCCGGATACGGTTGGAGGTTAGTGGTGTTGATACCTTCCAGCGCAAAAGTACCGGTCAGACTGTTCGCAACGCGGGCAGCCCGATCATTCAAGCGAGTCCAGCCCGAGGTCACAGCGATAATGTCGCCATCAGACAGGCCGTGCGCTGCTGCGGTCGCCACGGCTGGGTTGGCATTGCTCAGCGCTGTGACAGGAATGGCAGGGCCGAATGCAGATGCGATTTCGAGCGTGGCGCCGTTGGGGAGTCGAAAGCCCATGGTTGTGTTTCCTCTGTGCAGAAATGACAAAACCCGCTCAGTGGCGGGTTCCGGGTTTGCCCAACGGGCGGATTAGTTGGTGTCGGATCGGTATTGGAACGAGGCAGGTACCGTGAACGTGTTGCCGTCTGGTATTCCCGGCCCGGGCGCAACGGGCGTCATCACCAGCGCGATAAGTCCGGCGCGGGGAATACGCAGGTTCAGCGGGAACAGCGCCGCCAGTTCGTCAACTATGCCGCTCGCCTCGGTGCGGTACTTGCCGGATGCCGTCACGATGTTGACCTGGAACACACCAGCATAGACGCGGTGATCGCCGCTCAGCGTATTGCTCTCCGTGACCGCAGGCAGAGTGAAAGCCCGCAGGTACGTCTCCCCCGTGGCCGGCGTGTAGGTTTCGTTCTCGACCACAACCTTGATCGGCTTGGCGCGAGCCTTGGCCCAAGCCAGCAGGCGCGACTCGAAGGCCGCGGCAATGATGTTGTGGCTCATACCTGGTTGTTCCTGATGGCTTCTTCTACGATCTGCTGGAAGCGAGCCAGCGTTATCTGCACCATGCCGGCCGGGGCCTTGGCAGAGTGCCCATATTCGAGTGGAATCGCATACGGCAGGTTATTCAGGATGTACGCCGCCTGCCCCGCCGTAAGGTCGCTGGCAGAAGCAATCAGTGAGGCGATCGCATCCTGGCCGGTCGGATCGACCTCTTCGAAGGTTACGCTCTCGATGTTGTCGATCGAGAGGTGCCAGTTGCCTTTGAATCGGCCTGTGTCGACGGGCGAGAGGCGAATGACAGAGGTTCCAAGTTCGATAACGACTTCGCGAAACACCTCGTCGATTGCGTCTTTCGCCTGCTCGGCGAATTGCGCCAGGCTTTCAGCAAAACTTCCCTGCTGGCCGCCGTAGCGGCTGGTCATGTGATTCGCCATTACTTGCGCACCTGCAGTTCGAAGCCGACCGCCAGACCGGCGAAGTTCCACGGAGCAACGGCTATCACCGTGTACACGGTGCCGTCGAATGTGATCTTGTCGTTGCTCTGCGGTGCCGGCATGTCTTCGCCAGTCAATTGAACCGGCGACACCAGCAGCCTCACGTCACCGCGAACGATCAGCGTCCCATCGATGTACTGGTTGTCGTACTCCTCGCGGAAGCCTGAGCCGTTCACGACCAGCTCGCTGGGTGCAGGCGGCGCATCTGGGTCATATTCGCCGACGATCTCGCGGCGCAAGACCAATTCGAGCCCTTTTCCACCCTTGCTGCGCGGCGCGAGCATGCGGGTCGCCGTGGCCTTGGCGCGGTCATAAATATCTGCCATCACTTCCGCCTTATTCTGTAGATCGCTGAGCACCGACAGTTGGCGCGCTCACTCCACCCAGCACCCAGCGCAGAATCGCCCGGGTAACGAAGCAGCGCGCCGTTCGGGCTTTGAAAAGGCTGATCCTTCTGCACTTCCTGCCCGCCCATGACCGAATGCGTGTGCCGGACCTTCTTGTCGGCCCGATCGCGCCATGTCTTGGTCACTGAATCGCGATCAAGCCCCTGAGCAATCAACTGCTCGTAAACCTGATCCCGACCGGCGCCGAAGGATTCCAGCGCCTCAGCCTTGGAAAGCATCTCGGCGTAGGTCTTCATCAGCCGATCAGCATACCGACCGGCGATCTTGTCGACGTCAGCCTGGGCAACGGGCTTGCCCGCACTGATGGCGCGATTCACGATGCCATCGAAGCGGCGATCCCGGCGCTTGCGCTGCAAATAGCTGCGCATCTCGTCTGGGTTACCGCTCAGCAGTTGCTGACGGGCATTGATGACGTATTGCGCGTAGTTGCCGGGCAGGCCGATCACACCGCCTGAGCGGGATCCTGTTTGCGCGCTTACTCGCCCAAGTAAATCGAGCGCCGCCTGCCGTGGACTTCGAGTCATTGGCGTGGCGCCTACTTCGACTTGCAGTGACGGCGTAGCAACAGCGCGACTGCGCGAGCCGATAACGGCCCGGATCGCCTCGCGCACGTTCACATCGGCGTCGCGTCGAATCTCGGCGGCTTTTTCCACCAGCCACTGCTCTGGCTCAGGCTTGCGGACGTCGAATTCAAATCGCCCCAGATCTTTCGGGATCGCGATCGCCTTGATCTCAAACTTGGCGCCTGCGAGGTACACATTTCGAGCCAGCTCGAGGAAGGCGGCCAGCGCTCCTAGGCTCAGCAGCGCTGCCAGCCCGTTTTCGTCCTCTTCGGCTATCAGCCGCTCAACTTCAGCCACCTTTGCCGCGCCTACCACCAGCTTGATCTGGTCCAGGTAGGCCTTCTGCATCGCAGGCTCCATTCCCTCGATGGCCTGGATGATCTGCGCCGGGGTCATACCACGAACACCGCAGGCAGCGTGTAGCGGGCCACCAGCACAGGAGCGATCATCTCGTCGATGATGCTGATCACCGGTCTGACCGACGCCGCGCCATCTGCGCCTGCCGCGACAGAAAACTCTTCCTCGATCGGACCTACCTTCTGGCGCTTCACTGTGGACGCGGCCACGAAGTCAGGACTCAGGCTGCCGGGGTTAAGAGCCTCCCTATAACCAGCTTCAGCAGTTGCGCTTTTCACTTCGGTCGGCACTGTAGAGTCGGATATCGGAAGGCCTTCGTAATCCTCCGCGCCTCTCCTTGGCCACTCCAGCGCCTGACCACGGCCATTCTTTTTCTCTCCTGAGAAAAGCGATGCCCACCTACCAGACTGCAGCTGCTTTCTATATTTGCCATCAATGTAGGTGGTTGCCCTGCGAAGCGCTGACTCATTTTGCTCATCTGTAAAGCCAGATATATCTATGCCGCGTCCCGCGGCATAAGCCTTGAGCGAATCCAGTGAAATATAGGACTCGGCGGCAGGAAGTCCGGTGCCGTCCTCAACGATAAGTGGCATAATAAATTCCCGGAATTATTTCTATGTAGCGCTAGAGCGCAGGAGACGTTTATGGGTAGCTGTAGTGTTGATGGCTGTGCCAAGCCGCATCAGGCCCGCGGCTACTGCGAAAGCCATTATCGAAAGCTCTTAAAATATGGCGACGCAGAGTACGTAAAGCCTAAGTTTGTGCCTGATCGCTGCAAGGCTGATGCGTGCAAACGAAATGCGGAGTGCCAAGGCTATTGCAAGGCACATTACGCGCGCGTACTCAGGCATGGCGACCCGCTGCTGGGCCGGACTGCAATCGGAGGCGCGCTTCATTGGCTTGAGTCGAATGCATCGCACGATGGTGATGAGTGCCTGATATGGCCATTTAGGCGTAGGCCTAACGGCTATGGCGAAGCACCCTTTCGAGGCGGGCGCATGGCTGCAAACCGGATAATGTGCATTCTTGCTCATGGCGAGCCGCCGACTGAAGAACACCACGCAGCTCATGACTGCGGCAATGGTTTTGGCGGCTGCGTAAATCCCAAACACCTTCGGTGGGCGACCAAGTCTTCCAATGAAATGGACAAGGTCGATCACGGAACCTCTAATCGCGGCTCGCGTCACGGAATGTCCAAACTGACAGAGAGCGAAGTGCGCTCAATCCGTGCAGCAGAGGGATCCATGACCCAAAAGGCTATCGCCGCGCAATTTGGAATCAGCAGAGCAGCTGTTGGTAGCATCCAATCAAGACAGCGGTGGTCTTGGCTGGACTGAATAGGTGGAGCGTCATGCGCTCCGGTTTTGCGGGGTATTACGCCTTGGCAGCGACCAGTGCGGCCTGCAGGGCTTCCAGATTTGCTTCGGCGTCGAACTCAACGTTCAGCGCCTTCAGCTCGTCGATGACTTTCTGCTTTTCGGCAGCGGCAGCAGCCTCGGCCTCTTCCAGCTTCTTGCGCAGGGTTTCGACTTTGCTGTTACCAGCAGCATCGATGCCAAGTGCCTTCAGCTTGGCGAGCAGTTCGGCCTTTTCGTCGCCGGCCGGAGCCTCGACGGTCTCGAAACTCAGGACGTCAATTTTCTTGGCCTGCTCGAGCTCAACCTCGGTCAGGGTCAGCTCCCGACTTGCGCCGATGCCGATCAGCTTGATGGCGCCCAATGCCCAAATGCCGCGAGGGCAAAGCCCGCCGTTGGTGACTTTCACTTTCATGACAACCCCCTTATGCAGGCTCGGACACGCCGTCCATGTACGCCATGGCGCCTGGCAGGCGAACTTCAACACCACCGGTACGCGCTATGATTCCGGTCTCGAAGCCCATGATGGTCTTCTGATGAACCGGCAGCACCATGCGAGGCATTGGCAGGTGGAAGCGGATCACGTCCAGAGCGCGACGGTACGCGGCGATACGACCACCGCCACCAGCGCCTGCGGTCGACAGCGAGTCGGCCGTCAGGATAGTCAGCGGGCGGCCGGTGCGCGCGGTGTAGACGTTGGAGGTGCGGAAGCGCTCCAGAATGGTCGGGCTGTTCGCCTCGGTGCTGACGAAGGTGGTCGAGATGTAGTCCATCACTTCGAGAGGCAAGGCCAGGGTGTCGGCCAGCTCTACGTTGTTCGACGCCTGCGGCACCAGCTTGAGCAGGGTGTTGAGGTCGCTCAGGATCTGCTGCGGCGTCTTGTCGACAAAGAGCGTGGAACTGCCGGTGCCGGTGGCCGCAGCGGTGATGGTCTGCACGTTGGACTGGTTGACAAAGCCACGCCAGTTTTTCTCGGTGCTGCCGGTAGTGGCGATGTCGTAGAGCAGGCGCTCGGTCGAGCGACTTGCCGACATGGCTTTCAGGTCGTTCAGGTTGCGGCCATACAGAGCGGCCTGATTGACCTCTTCCAGATTCCACTCCCAGCCGGAGCCGATCATGGCGTAGTCGTGCGAGCCTTCGCCCCACGAAACGTTGTTGAACGGCATGTCATTGGCGGCGCCGGACAGGAACTTGGCTTCGCCCGCGAGTTGCATGCTGTAGAACTGGGTGCCGATCGCCCACTGGTTGCCTTCAGTGACGACAGGCATCAGGTCGCGATAGCTGTATTCCGGGTAGCGAGCTTCATAGATCGCGGTTTCGATGTTGCGGCCCTGGGCTACAACGAATGGCAACGCTGCTTGAGCGTCTGCGAATGCTTGTCGCATGTTATGCGCTCCGGTTCTTGAGGGAAATTTCCACGATGTCGCCGGCGGCACCAGTGGTGTCGAAGAACGCGCTCGGGATCGGGCCAACAATGCCGGCGCCGGCAGCGTTGGTGTAGGTGTTGGTGGCGGTCACGTAGTAGACCGGATCGCCATCGACCACCGGCGTGCTGACCGTCACGTACATCTGGCCGCGCTCACGAATGGACGCGGTGAAGTACTGCGGGTAGCCGTCGACCAGGGTCGAGCCTGCTTTCACGGCCGGGACGGCCGGGGTCAGCTTGGCAATGCCTACGAACTTGCCGCCGGCTGCGAATGGAACAACGCCATGGTCGCCGGCGCCGCGCTGGACCGGCTCGCCGAAGCGAACACCGGCAGCGTTTTCGATGGTGCGGCTGATGTCGTTCTTGATCTCTTCGTTCGCCGAGGCGCCATGAAGGCCCTTGGCTGGACGATCAGGGTAAGTCGTTTGATAAGCGGCCATGATGGCTCCTTACTTGGCGGGCTGAGTGGAGTTGAAGTCGGCCAGCATCTTCGCGCGGGCGGCTTCAGCCGGGTTTTCGCCTGGCTTACTGTCCTGATGGATCATGTGCTGCCGGAACGGGTCATTGGCCGGGTTCTTGGCAGCGTCCTCGACCAGGATCTCGAAGCGCGCGTCGATGTAGGCATCAGCCTTGCCGGCCACGGCCGCATCACCCAGCTTGGCGACCACGACAGCCTTGCGGATGTCAGCGTCGGTCTTGCCGGTGTAGTCCGCGTCGGCGATCGACTTGGCCTTGCTGATCAGGTCAGCGCGGGCGGTGACGCGCTTATCGATATCGGCATCGCTGAGCAGCTTGGCTTTCAGGTCGTCGATCTCGGCGTCTTTCTTGGCGAGCTCGCCATCCTTCAGCGCGATCGCCGTAGCGTGCGCATCGGTCAGCGTCTTGGTGGCGGTGGCAGCATCGGCAAGCTTGGTGTTCAGCTTCTCGATGGCCTGGGCGCCTTGCTCGGTGACATCAAT